TTGCACTGCCTTCAGTTTCAATGATGTACCAATGTCACCGCTTGGAAGTACATAAGGTTTTTGGAAGAAAGCTATCTTAACTTTACTACCGCTGTATATTGGTGTATCTTTATCTTTAATCTGTGTTCCTTCTGTGTCAACAACAACAGGAATAACCTTGTCGCCATCTCTCCAGCTGAAACGTATGTGGTATGTACCTTTAGTATTGTCAAGCTCTTCCCAAGGCTCAGGCTTTACAGTAACCCTTTTAGGGTTCTTTGCCTTGCTCCTCGCCCATTCTAAGGCAGAGAGGCGTTCCTCTTCTAATTTAGATACAAGATCTTCTTTGACAAGAGCTGATAGTTTGTATCCCCATTCCCCTGCCTTTAGAATAGCTTGGAAGCCATCTAAGGTTACAGGTTCGGGTGTTACATAAGTGTGGGCCATGTTTAACAGAAAAAATAGGTGGAATTTGAAACAACTTTAGGGTCTAATGTTCCAATGATTGGTGGTGGTTCCGAGGCGTTGATGGTTTTGGCAAATTCTGACAGCCAACACTTCTCGGAAAAGATATTGGAGTAGGTTTCTCGCACAAGGCGATTGAGTGTTCCCATGTCTCCTGCTCTGCAAAGAACAGAGTCATGGATAACTGTGAATGGTTCATCAAATTGATTAAAAGATCTGTGAAGGATCGAAGCATCGAATGAATGAATATAATTCGGGGCAGTGCTAGACTTATGTTTAAGAGGACTAGGTGTACTTCTACCTGTAGGTATTCTTACACTTGTACGTCCTAATAACTGCAGCTCCATCTGTTGTGTCTCGATGTCATCTCTTTTTTGATTGACAACAAAACCAGATGGTGTAACCCACTCAACTTCTTTAGCACCATTTCTGATGTAAAGTCCGACATGCTTCTTTATCCATCGCATCACATTCATTGGGCCAGGCACGATACTGTCCATACTACTGTAAATAGCATTGACAACCTGTGTTAACTCATCCTTTGTAGGATTGATACCCTGTTCCAGTAATGCCTCACGTATGTACTTGCGACTACTATCCTTAGTAGCATTGTATGGTATGGTCATAACCGTGCGTTTGCACACGGATCTGTTCATCCAAGGGTGCATGTAATCTGGGAGAAACTGTTTAGCGTTCTCAGCTACTGCCTTGTAAGCGTCACTAGGTTTTGTACTAGGTACAACATTAACAAGTTCAGCTGTGCTCTTATCTGCTGCTAGAGCTGCAAGGATCTGTAATCCTGAGCACGTGGCATCAACAGCCACCATTAGACCTGTAGTTGGTTTGTCTTTAGCAATACAACAGTGATAGTATTCATGACAACTTGACATAAATTGCCAAGGCTCGTCTACCTCTTCCCATTCAGACAAATATCTAACTGGGTCAGTGGCAACTTTAGTGATAAGCTCGGTATTCTCAGACACCCATTGATGTCTGTCCTCTAGTGTGCTTTTATCTAGACCGTAAGTTGTGGCTACTTGAAAAGACAACCATAACTCTGCCTCCTCTGTCACACTAGACTCATCAGCAAAGTTTAAAATAGCTTTACCAAAGTCTGTATCTTGAGGTGTGAGGAAAGCTGGGATGGGGTATGCCCTTCCACGGTAATCAAAAGACCACGGTATAAAGAACTCTTTACCCTTAAATCTTCTAACTGCTTCCATAGTCATGCGTGTTCTACATGATCTTCTAAAAGCC